CAGGGATAAAACACTAAAAATACACTCATAATAAAACAGGGATAAAACACTAAAAATACACTCATAATACACTCATAATAAAACAGGGATAAAACACTAAAAATACACTCATAATAAAACAGGTATAAAACACTAAAAATACAATCATAATAAAAATATTAAAATTATTTTAAATATAAATATTATAAATAAAAAAATTTAAAAATGAATGTAATTAAAAATATTATTTTTTTGCATATGTATATATAGTTTCATTTATTGAATGACCTAATCTTCTTGAAATTTCTTGTAACTTATCTATTTTTACAGTTTCACTTGTTGCTATTTTACGATTAACACGTATTGATATTTTCTTATTAATAATATTTCCAAACGAAGCATATAATAGTGCTAACTCGCCATATGACATATTTTTAAGTCCTTTATCATTAAAAATAAACCAATTATCCATTTCTAATTTTTTAAGATCATTTCTATATTTTGAAAATAAATCATATAAATTATTAGATATTTCTACTGTATAAGGTCCTTTTCTATTTGCATTTTTATGTTGATTTATTATATAATTTATAGTTTGTGATGATTTAAATAAAATAATATAATTCCATTGTTTATCTAATTCTTCAATTTTTACTTCATCATCAAAATATATTTTACTCATTGATACTTCACAACGTGATTGTAAATCCATATAGAACATAAATATTATAGCATTTCTATATTTTATCATATCTTCTATATTATATATATCACTAGGTATTTCACTTAATAATTTATTTTTTATAGTTTCTTGTTCTTCATTAGTAATCCATGCTTCTTTTTCGTGTTTTGTTTTTTCAAATTTAGATAATTTTTCTATTGTTTCTGTTTTAATAATTTCTATTTCTTTATTATATTTTATTCTTGCTTCATTAATTTTTTTATTAATTTTTTTATTTTTCTTATCATCTTCTTTTAATAATGTTTTAATATATACAATTGCTGATGAATATTTACATTTTCTTGTTCCTATTTCAGAATATTCTTCTTTTACTTCTTTTATAATTTCATCACATTTAATATATAAATCATCAACATTATTTGAATTTATTAAATTTAATATTTTTAAAACATTTGAACAATAAGACTTTATTGTTGGAATTGCTAATTTTGGATAATTAGTTTTTAAGTGTTCATTTATTAAAATATTCATTTTTAAAAGATTACTATTTATTACTTATACTATATTTTTATATTATTTTTTATTTCAATTTTATACTTTATTACTTTATTAATTTATTAATTTTAGAATTATTTGAATTTAAAGAACTCCACCTTAATTATTTTACAAACATTTGAATTTAAAGAACAAAACTATTAATTATTTTACAAACATTTGAATTTAAAGAACAAAACTATTAATTATTTTACAAAAATTTGAATTTAAAGAACAAAACTATTAATTATTTTACAAAAATTTGAATTTAAAGAACAAAACTATTAATTATTTTACAAAAATTTGAATTTAAAGAACAAAAACGTAAAACAAATAACTACACCATAGACACAAACATAAAAAACTATACTAAATATAATATAAATCATAAAATGTCTCTGGATACATCTTTTTTAAAAGTAAATAATAAAAAATAATATAATAATTTTATTATATTTTAAAAATACTTAATTTTATTTTTAACTATTAAATTATTTTCTTTTAAATAATAATAATGTTTTTCTGTTTCATTATGTTTTTTTTTTCCCTTATTTTTAATATAAGAACCACATTCACATTTAAAATAACCACGAAATACATAATTTTTATTTATTATTTGATTAGAATTTATATTATTATTTATTTTATTATTTATATAATTATTATGTTTATTTGATTGATTATGATCTTTTTTACTACTATTTTTTATTAAAGAACCACAATCACATCTATAATATCCATAATTTTTATTATTATTTATTATCTTTTTATTTTTATTATCATCTATTTTATCTATTAAATTATTTTCTTTTAAATAATAATAATGTTTTTCTGTTTCATTATGTCGCATTTTACCCTTATTTTTTATTAAAGAACCACATTCACATTTAAAATAACCACGATATCCATAATTTTTATTTATTGTTTGATTAGAATTTATATTATTATTTATTTTATTATTTATATAATTTTTATGTTTATTTGATTCAGTATGATCTTTTTTACTACTATTTTTTATTATAGAACCACAAACACATCTATAATATCCACTTGTAGAGTTATTTATATTATCTTCGTTTATACTAGGCATTTCTTTATTAACTACATTTTGTATATTTTTTTTTATCCATTCTGTTTCTCTTAATAAAAGTTCATTTCTGTTATTACAAGGATAATTTTCTAATAATTCTATATTAATATCATATTTTGAATTATTTATAATTTCTTTTGAAGTACACATATTGTTATAATATTTATGTCCTGATAATCTAGACTCTAAACTATTAATTGTTGAACCAATATAATATTTATTACTACCATCACAATAAATTCTATAAATTTTGCCATTTTTATATTTTGACATTTTTTATTTCAAATTATTTAAAATTTTAATAATATTTATATTATAACTTATATAATTTAATTTTATATTATTAATTAATTTACAATTATTTGAATTTAAAGAATAAATATCCCTAATTATTTTACAATTATTTGAATTTAAAGAACTCCACCATAATTATTTTACAAAAATTTGAATTTAAAGAACAAATAACTTAATTATTTTACAAACATTTGAATTTAAAGAACAAAAATTTAAAACAAATAACTACACTATATACACAAACATAAAAAACTATACTAAATACTATAAAACTATTATATAAATCTTATTAAACTATTATATAAATCATATAAAATCCTATATATTATAAAATGTCTCTGGATACATCTTTTAAAAACTAAATAATAAAAAAATTAAAACTTAAAATATATAAAAGATTAAAATAGTAAATATATAAAATTAAATATTATTATAGAAAATTATTAATTAATAATTAGTTTGAATTATATTAATTAAATTATCATATTCTGTAACCATACGAGCTTGAACTTCAAGAGAAGGTATTGGTATTTTAATATTTAATAATTTTTCTTTAGATAATGTGTTAATCATTGTTCCACAACATAAGTTATTTAACATTTTTATATTTTGTGCTAACCAATAATAAATATAGTTAGTATTTTGATTATTTATTTTAATAATAAAATTATGTTCTGAACATGAAAAGCATTTAGAAAGTTTTATATTTACATTACTACCTGGAATACAATGCTTACTTATAATAATTGCTTCTTCATTATAATCAGCATTATCACAATATAATTTTTTTTGTCCTGGTGTTATATAAAATGGATATAAACCTTTTTCTTTACCATAACTTACAGGTCTTTCACTTTTTGGTAATAATACACATATATCACCTAATTTTTTATATTCAATATCTGTATTAACTAAATTCATTTTAATTGATTTTAATTATTAAATAATTACTTGTAATATATTATTAATTTAAAAAACATAAAAATCAATTTTTTATTTATAAATTATATTTTTAAATCTAAAAAAAATTAAAATATGAAAATTACTATAATAGTTATTTATTTTTTATTGTTTAATTGAAATAGTTATTTTAAATATTTATTATTTATGTTATTATAACTTATTTAATACTAATCAGAATTATTTATTAAATCATTAAATGTTGAACCTGTATTAATAATTTCTTCATTATCAGAATTATTTAAAGTTAATACAGTATTATCTTGTTCTTCTGTTTGAACTTGTGATTTTACAATACCTGTAATAAATTGTTGTGCTTGTTTTTTATTATATTCAATCTCTTTTTCCAGTTGTTGAATCAGCATAGCATTAAACTCGCAATACTCAACAATCTCTTTTTGGCGGTCAAGGGGCGGGATGGGGATTTTGAGGAGGGCTAATGATTTCTTATTTAATGAACCATTGCCTAACATTCCAGAACCTTTTTGTGTAAAATCATTTACGGTTAAATAATAATATAAATACTTATTGTCTAATACATCATTATTTTTACTAACAATTCCGGCAATTGCTTCATTGCTATACAACGAATTACCAACAATTGCAGTTTTACCAATACTTAACTTAAATGAAAATAGTATTGTACCAATGCCAAACAGTTTTACACTACTTTTTTTAACACCCAAGTCTGTAATTTTCTCGGTCGTGTCAAATATATGTCCACCATTCAATTCTCTTACTGAAACCCACAAGTTTGTTCCATTTTCATAATATTCATTTTTACTTCTGGATGGAGTTCCACCAATATCAAAATTACAAACTTCCCCTAGCATTTTCACGCTATTTTCGCCAAACACTTTTTGAGTATTCAAACAAAACTTATTTAATTGATTTAATTCCATTATTTTCTCGGTGCTGGTTTTGATACATTTTTCATAAATGAAATCCAAATATTTAATGATTTCTTGCTGGCGGTCAAGTGGCGGGATGGGGATTTTGATTGCCCTAAATTTATCCATATCTAAGTTTTTTTGTGCTGTTCCTCTCGCACATTCGTATATAATATTTTGATTTTCATAAAGGTAATATCCTACATATTTATGTAGGAGTATTTTGGTATCTTTTGGTTTTACTGATAAACCACTATCATTTAAGAATATTGTGTCAGTTATAAATCTAACACATTCCAATGACAGAGCAAATCTACCAATTAATATGTTATATCCTTCACGATTAAAAGTGGTTGTGGAAAACATTGCTCTTCCACTCCCATAAACTGGATATTCTCCTTCGGTATTATTGCCTTTCACAATTCGCGTTCCATAGTCAACACTACAAACTTCCCCTAAGGTTTTTACCACGACACCATCTTCATAGACCTCATCCACCGTATCATCTTTAAGGTATTCAGCATAATTTAATGAATAATTATTTTTGGCGAGGTCTTCTATGGCTACTTCCAATAACAAATGTTTTGTGTTGTTTTCGATATTATAGTCATAAAAATTGACCTTATGGGTTTGGTGAGTTTTGCTAAACATATATAATCGTTCGATTTCTTTTTTGGTTATCTTGGAATGTTTTAACTTGATTTCTAAAATATCTTTGCATTCCTTCTTCTTATGAAAATAAAACACACATGTCTTGATAGTCGTATGTGTAAAAGTGCCCGCAGGCAAATAGATGACTTCTTTCAAATCACAGGTTTTCATTAAATATTCCCGCACCGCCACTAAGGCTTTGCTTTTGCTGAAAAGTTCTTGTCCTTCAGGCAAAACCACCGCACAACGTCCATTGACTTTCAACATATAAATAATAGCTTGTAAGAACAAGGGCACCGCACTATTGGAACTAATCGGCATATATTCATTGCGAAGTGGGTGCATAATTTCGGTATAGGTTAAACCATCAATACCAAATGGCGGATTGGCGAGAATAATATCATATTTGTTAGTAATGGGCTCGCGAATACTATCTCCTTTTTCTAAAACATTAAACATTTTTCCCGATGCAATCAACATATTGGATACAGCTAGTTGATAAGTATCGGCTTCGGCTTCCCGTCCACCTAAACCATGATCACTAATAAAATCCCAATTCAATGGGATGTTTTGAATTTTTGATTTTATAAGTAAAGTTCGCAAACATGTAATGAGAAAACCACCTGTGCCCATCGCAGGGTCAAAAATAGTTTCAATAGTTCCGTCTGCTTTTAACTGAGGGTCAATTAGATTAACCATCATTTGTTTCACTTTGGGTGGAGTAAAGTATTGACCTAATGTTTTACCAATCATTACATCTTTAATGACTTCTTCATACGCTTCTCCCAAAATATCATTTTCAATAGAATTAAAATCAAAACACATTAATTTATCAATTATTTTTTTATAAGTTGAAGCATTATTAATATCAAAACCTTTATTTTTTATAAATATATTTTTAGTATTAGGATGAACTGAAAGAATATCATCCCATAAAAATTTCATAATATTAGGAATGTTATTAGTAGTTTCTTTAGCTAAATTACTAAATCTAACAATTGATAATAAATTAGTTTTGTGTCTGTCTCTATCTTCAGGTTCAATATGTTCAAAATTATATTCATATGAATCAATATTAATAGTATTTCCAAATTGTGGTTCTAATAAACGTAAATCTAATAAATGAGATAATGTTCTAAGAGATTTATCACCTGTTAAATGTTCATTATCTCTTAACACATTTAAACAATATTTAAATATAGTTGTTAAATTTGTTTTATTATCATTATTAATAGTTATTGTTTGTGTTAAATTTTGTATTTCTTGAATAGATACACAAGGTGATTTTTTATTAATATGTTTATTATAATCACTTTTTTGTTTAAAATCTTTTTTACATAATTTGCATATAAATTTAGCAAGCGACATTTTTAATTAATTTATAATTAAATTATTAAATAATCTATTTATTAAATATTTTATAATTGATTTAAATAACTATAAATAATTTATATTTGTTTATTATTAATATATAAGATATTTTTTCTTTAAATTAAAATTAAAATCAATTTTTTATTTTAAATAAAAAAAGAATTTTTTACTTTTTATAAAATTAAGCCTTTACTTTTTTTATATACATTCTTTTTAATTATAATTAAATTTTGTAATTGTTCTTTATAATAATCAACCCATAAATCATAAGGAGGAAACATTGGATCTATATTTGATAATTTTTCTGAAATTTGTTCTAAATCTAAATAATATTGTTTTAAATCATCATATATTTTTAAATATTCATTAATTTTATTTTTACATATATCTATTTCATAATACTTTCTCTCAATACTTAAATAATCAATCCAATTTATAAAACTACCTTTAAACTCTTCATCTGGATATTCTGGTAATCGTAAATCATTTTTAATAAGATTATAATAATCTTTTTTAGAATTAATTTTTGGTTCAGTATTATTAATTATGAATTTTGCTTGATAAAAACTTATTCCATTTTTATATTTTAAATTTTGTATATCTCTAATTTTTTTAAATGTATTATGTAGTTTTTCAATATCACTACTATTAATAGTATCTATATATATACGCTTTATTTGGTGTGGATTATTTTCATCATTTTTATCTTTATTATCTTTATATTTATTATCTTTATCGTCTTCATCTTTATTATTTTTTTTTTTTAATGTTTTTGTATTTGCTATACATTTAATTTCTTCCATTAAAGCATCATCATTTAAAGCTAAACTTGCTAAAACATCTTCTATACTTGAATAATCTTCATCTTTTGTAAGAACTAATAATATATAGAAAAAGAATTTTGTAGGTGTCCATCTACCAGCACGAAATATCATTTGAACTATTTCTA